CAAAGCACGGTATGCTGTGTAAACACGTTCCACGAATGGAGAGTCTACGCAGTCACCTGTACCAGGTCCTACTGCAACAATTCCACGCTCTACTGGACATTCACCGATATCTCCTGCAGATAAGTTTAATGTCTTACCTGTGTGAGTTGCGACGTTTCCAGTTAGTTCATCTGAACTGAATGCCAACGCTAAGAGAAGATTCTCTAGTGTTGCTTCAGCAAAAGCAGTTGCAAGATTAACCTGCATGCCTTGCTTGTAAAGTTTTGCAACGTCAAGAATTTGGTCTACCTGGACTTCACCGAAGTCTGGTTGGAACTGCATTTCTAGACCGTTCATGGTGTAACCTACGTTTGTATAATCTGCATCATTTGAGAGTGTTTCTCTGAATGATACTTCAGTACTAAAGTTCTCCAATGTACTTGGAGTTAGGGTTGTGTCTGCAACAAAAAGTGCTGCTGCACCAACGATAATGTTGGACGACGTTCCACGACTGTATGCCATTTATTCACCTCTTCCTTAAGAATAGATATTAAGTTGTACGGCGTTTGTGTTTCCTCATGATAATTATAACAGCATTTTTATGTATATCTTTGGGAGGTTCCCAAAGTGTCTACTGTGTGATAATCGTATTCTATGACAAGTTTGTTCAAGAATAGGGTTCTTGCTGAGGCTAGTTCTGCTATATCCCGTGCCTCATCTGCCTGATAGACCTTTATATTGTGGAACATTACATTTTTTGTAATGGCATTTCCATTTTCATCTTCTATATCATTAATTGATAGCCAGGAGTTTAGATCTTGGGCTGCTGCGTCTTCTCGATCAAGGCACTCAATGATTACTCTGGTTGCGTCAAAAAGTTTAGTTAGATCTGGGGCATAGATAAAATATACAAGTTGCTCTCTTTTATTTCTATAAAATGCATTTGGTCTAAATCTAATAAGCCTGTCAAACATAACAACAATTGCATTTGGGTTGTTTTTAATATAAACACTATCGTTATAAATATCTTCTATATTAATTGGGCTTTGTGCTGGAAAAAATGGTTGGAATGGATTTGGTCCATCTGGAATCAATCCAAATTCTTTTAACTCACTGTTTATATAAGCATTAAGAAATGTTGGCGGGAATCCAGTTTGGGCATAAGTATTTAATGTCATAGGTCTATTCTACACCAATCTTTGCATTTGCTATCCATCTAAACCCAGTGTCGACTCCTTTAGACTTTCCCATCTTTGATCCAGCCTTAAAGTTCTTCTTATACAAAACTGGCTTTTTAATATAATCATATATTCCACTAGCACGTAAAAATGACTGCTTGAAGTATTTAAGAATAAACTCGTCTATGGTTCTTTCAAATGATCCAGCAACATAATCGCCACCTGGGTTTCTTACGGTTACTGGATTTTTTGTAAAAATAGTTTCTCCTCCTTGTTCAAAAACTAAAACTGAAGACTTCTTTGGAGTTATTGTAACTGGCACTCCATTTTCCATAATGCTTGCTTTATTGTAGAAGGGTACATTTGAGTCTTCTTTTAATGTTCTAGACTGTCTAAATTTTGAATTAAATGTTAAACCAAGATTACTAACTGTATAGTCTATATCAAATAGTCTTGCACTAGGGCTTCCTGTTTGATACCACTCATAGACATGGTGTAGCGCATTTGGATTACCTTTAGCAGAAACATCAACATATGCAGCCATTGCCTGTATTGTTCCAGCACCAAGGTTTTTTAAAAATACTCTTTTACCATTTTCAACACCATCTAAAAACCCCATAGAGTATTGAATGATATTATTCATTTGAGACTCAAATTTTTTTGAGTTTGTGGTTATTCTCACTAGTCACCCACTGTTTGATTCTCTGTCCTACGCCAGAGCATCTTAAAGAATTCAATATTTCCAAATGGTCCCATAAAGGGTTCTACTGTAGCCATTTCATAAATGGTTCCTCTGCCAGACCTTGGACCTGCCGTTTCTCTATAAACAATGTCATCATTAGCACTTCTTACGTTTGTAACTAAAATGTTTGTAATAGCATTTTCAGAATTTGTAGATGATACCCTTGGATCACTTTTTGTTCTAGCAATAAGTTTATTTTCGTATTGTAAAAATGTTTCTGGCTTAATGTCTTCTGTTCCTGCACCACCAACACTTGTTGCGTTGCAGATAATTGTTCTATCAAATACCCAGTCTTTTGTTGCTTGACCATACTGCGTTTGCTTTATGATTGGATAATAAATATCAGCCTTCATAGGGTACATGAAATCTGTTTCTGGACAGCATTCCATTATAAGACTCCTGGACGGATAATCGTTTCTATGTATTTATCAAGAATCTTATCAACAAGTATATTTCCAGTACCGTCGATCATTCTCTTATCATATTCAATCTTAAACTGATCTGTACTATAGTTCTTAATGTAGCGTTTGTAATAGTCTAGTTTTCCACATTTAATGTCTTCAATTAACATTTTTGTTGCATCTGTAATATCATTTGGAACTACCTTGTAGCCAGTCTCTAGCAAAAAGATACAGTCTATTCCTTCTGGAAAGGCTACTGCTGGAACAATGGTTTGTACATTTCCGCTATCCTCAGTATCAAAAAGACTTATAGAATCTGATGGTGCAACTGGAATATTTGGATATTTTCTTTCAGCACGATTTAATGAATCGGTCGTCTCTAGCGGATCTTTTGTAATTGCAGATTTATCTTTTGTTATTAGGTATGTGTAAGACTTTAGCGCTGGTCCATTTACTGTATCGCTTAAATCATAAACTAATTCTGCATTTTCGTATGCTTTTAAAATCTTATGTGTTTTTTTCCATAATGGAACATAATCAGTTCCTTGACCAACAACCTCTAAGTAAGTTCTATTATAATAAAATCCGCCAGTTATAGAATCAATAATTGATCTTGCTAAATTTTCGTATTCTACATATGCAGCAATATCTGTTGCTGTTCCAGAAATGGCAAGTGTTGTTGGATTAACATAAGGTCTAGCAATATCTAGGTTATCTTCAACCACAATATCTCCACGCTCTATGTCTGGTCCCGACGCACCTGCATCTTCATAAATACTTAGAGCATAAGACTTATCATATTTAACAAAATCACCAGTTAATGAATATGTTACCTTAGACGTTGCATTAGAAGTTACCTGTTGTTCTATTTCAGTTTGTTCTGCAACATCTTCAATAACTAAAATATATTCAGTGTTTGCTGCTGGAACCGTATAGGTTACAGAAAGAGGGTATGGTGGAAGACGTAATATCTGCATTTTTATTTACCGTAGTATGAGGCTACTTCTTCAGGAGATGCTGTTCGCACTAACCTGTGAGTGAGCCACTTTTCCGATGCCTCCTTTGAGACGATGTTATATCCTACCTTTAAAGCACCTAATTTATCCATGTGTAGGTTTCTCTCTGAATATAGGGCTACTTTATTTGTCAAATCGTTTTTCTTTCCTGCTTGTTCTACATGCTCTTCTTTTATTTGAGGGGGAATCCAACTAGCCAAAATCTCTAAAATTTCAAGTTTAGTATTTGCTTCAAACAGTTCAATATTATTTTTCTTTGCATATGACTTTAAAGACATAACAGTTTTTGTTGATAACTCTTCTATTGTTAGATTCATAATTCTCCAGTGCTCATTTGTAATTATACCAGAAAAGAATAAGGAGGGTAGTTTTTACGCTACCCTCCCTATCAGTGATTGGTTAAATCTTAGGAATCAGCACTATCTGAGTCGACATAAGCGACTGCATCTAGTTCTTCCCATTGAATACCAAAACGTACGAATACTGTGTATTCGATTGTGTCCTTCTTAGCACGATATTCACGATTTACTGTGATATCACGCTGGAAGCCCCATACACGGTTCTGAGGGAATGTCAAGTCGACATAACCTGCAGGGTAGTAAGGAACCTCAAGAACATCTACACCAAGTACACGGGTTGTACGTGTATTGCCAAGTGTTTGTGCAGTTCCATCAAGGAATTCTTGACGGTTT